GGTGCAATTCTTGGATCAGCAGGACAATCTGGAACTAAAATAATTGGCAGAGTTTCTCCAATTACTTGGCAAATTTTTATGGGTAATGGAAAAATATCTAAAGAAGAACAGTTACTAATACGATCTGAAAATCCTGGAAAGTCTGATTCATACTATAAGGCTCACGAAAGAATGCTTCGTAAAGAAAGAACTATTAATTTTATTAATATTAATTATGATAGAACAATTACAGACAACGATGTTGCAGATGCCTGTGGAATTGGTCATTGGGCTATAAAAAATTGGGATAAGGCGATAGGAGAAAGTAAGTAATGCCAGAGTTAAATGCAAACATACCTCCAATAAACTGTTATGTAAGAGGAAATTATTTAAGAAACCACAAAGACAGTCATGATAAATACTTTGAGTGTGTAGTGTTTGGTGTGTCTAGCCTAAAATCTAGAAGCCCATTATTTCACATTATGATGCCAGACGGTGGATTATGGTGGAGACTTCCTATTTCTGCTTTTTGCACAGAGCCAGGTGTTCCTGAAATAGATTTACATAACTTAGTCTTGTGGAATTCCTTTAGCCATCACATTGCTGTGACAAGGTTTGAGAATTTAACAAACCTTAGAATGTCATACATAGATAGAACAAAAACAATGAATAAGGGAACCTATCTATTTACATTAGATTGGCATAACCCAGATACAAATGTTTTAGATGATGGATACTCAGAAAGCCCAGCAGACCACAAATGTGGACATGTTATTCAAAGAGATGATGGAAACTTTGCTATTCAACCCAACAATAGAGTACGCATATACGAGCCATCATTTACCCTTGAAAAAGAGTACCTGATTGATAGAATAATTAATGAGAGAAAGTATGATGTAGAAAATCAAGATAAATGGATCTTAGAAAACTCCGATAGGTTTAACTATGATATTTCTGACAAAGAGGTTGACAAATAAAGCCATGCCTGCTAAACTATATACATCGGAAGTCTATATGCGTAAGCGCTACCTTATGGATAAAAAGACTCCAGAAGAGATTGCAAAGGAGTGCGGAGCCAGTGTTGAGACTATCTACGTGTACCTTGCTAAATTTGGATTAAGGAAATCAAAACGATGAAAAAGATTAAATATTTTATGGCTTTTATATCATTGGTTATGGCTGTAGGACTTGTAACCGCAATTGCTACACTTAAAAACATTCCAGAATCTTTTGATTGGAATCTAGAGGAAGATGAAGATGAAAATTATTAAGAATTTTATAGATGTTGTAAAGGCGCTTGCACAAAGCCTGTTTTGTAAACACACAGAATCCTCAATATCTTCTTGCCCATTTACTGGGAGAACATATACGAACTGTTTGAGATGTTTTAAAAGACTATCGGTGGAGGTTACTAAATGAGCGAAGAAACACAGTTTACTATTGGACAAGTTTGTGATGAAATTAAGTCTATGCTTATTGCAAAAAATAAATCATATGGAAATTCTGCGTTAAATCCTGTTAGAATTTTTTCCACATCTGACAACATAGAACAACTTCATGTAAGAATAGATGACAAACTATCTAGGATTACAAGAGGTGGTTCTTATGTAGGAGATAATGACATTGATGACCTTATTGGTTATCTAATTTTACTAAAAATTGCAAGAGAATTAAAACATGTCAACTGAGTCAGAATTAATTAATCATCTTGATGAAGTAAATCAGGTAGTTACTGAATACCTTAAGGGTAATGACCCAACTGTTATTTCTAAAGAACTAGAAATACCACGCACTCGTGTTGTATCTTTAATTAATGAGTGGAAGGTTATGGCATCTGCTAACGATGCTATCCGTGCCCGTGCTAAAGAAGCCCTAGTAGGAGCAGACACGCACTACACAAAATTAATCACAAAGGCGTATGAGGTTATTGATGAGGCAAGCCTATCAACAAACCTTAGTGCAAAGACTGCTGGAATTAAACTAGTTTTAGATATTGAGTCAAGAAGAATTGATATGCTTCAAAAAGCAGGTCTTCTTGAAAACAAAGAACTTGCAGAAGAAATGATTGAAATTGAAAGACGGCAAGAAGTTCTTGTTGGAATCCTAAGAGATATTGCTTCAGAACATCCAGAAGTAAGAGATATTATTATGCAACGCCTTTCTGCTATTGCAAAAGAGGGAGAAGTGATTACTGTTGTCCACGATGTTCAATGATTTTCTTGAGGTATTAAAAGAGAATCACTTTGTTGAAAAACCAGTTGACGTAAAAACATTTGTCCAGTCACCTGACTATCTTGGTCAACCGCTTTTATCTGATATTCAATACGAAATTGTTGAGGCAATGAGCCAGATATACCGTAAAGAGGATTTAATTGATATTATGGGGCCTGTAGAAGGCTTGAGTCATTTTAATAAATATACAAAGAACGAATTAATCCTTCAGCTTGGCAAGGGTAGCGGTAAAGATTTTATTTCAACAGTAGCCTGTGCATATGTAGTATATAAACTCCTATGTCTAAAAGACCCAGCAATATATTTTGGTAAGCCTGCAGGAGATGCTATTGATATTATTAACGTTGCTGTTAACGCACAGCAGGCAAAGAACGTTTTCTTTAAAGGCTTTAAAACTAAAATTGAAAAGTCCCCTTGGTTTGCTGGAAAGTATAACGCTAAGGCTGACTCAATTGAGTTTGATAAAGCAATTACTGTTTATTCTGGACACTCAGAGAGAGAATCTCATGAGGGTTTAAATTTACTTATGGCAGTGCTTGATGAGATTTCTGGTTTTGCAAGTGAGGTTGTGTCTGGAAATGAACAAGGAAAGACTGCTGAAAATATCTATAAAGCATTTCGTGGAACAGTTGACTCTCGTTTTCCTGACCTTGGTAAAGTTGTTTTGCTTTCATTCCCCCGCTACCAAGGCGACTTCATTTCTCAACGATATGAATCAGTAATTGCTGACAAAGAAACTATTGAGCGCAGACATACATTTATAATGAATGAAGACTTGCCACACGAAGATCCAGGAAACCAGTTTGAAATTTCGTGGGATGAAGATACAATTCTTCAGTACAAAATTCCAAGAGTCTATGCATTTAAAAGACCAACATGGGAAGTAAACCCTACTCGTAAGATAGAAGACTTTAAACTAGCGTTTTATACTGATCTTGGTGATGCCATGATGCGTTTTGCATGTATGCCAACCTATTCATCTGATGCTTTTTTTAAGCAGATTGATAAAGTTGAAAAGTGCATGAACACTAGAAACCCACTAGATTCATTTAGAAGGTTTGACGAAACTTTTGTACCAGATCCAGATAAGACATATTATATTCATGCTGACCTTGCACAAAAACACGATAAGTGTGCGGTAGCAATTGCTCACGTAGATAAATGGGTAAACATTCAAGTAATTAAAGATTACGAGCAGGTAGCACCTATCGTAGTAGTAGATGCAGTTGCATGGTGGGAGCCAAGAGCAGAAGGCCCAGTTAATCTATCTGAAGTAAAGCAATGGATTATGAACCTGCGTAGACAAGGTTTTAATATTGGCATGGTTTCATTTGACCGTTGGCAATCATTTGATATTCAAAATGAACTGCAGGCTGTTGGAATTAGGACTGAGACAGTCTCTGTTGCCAAGAAGCATTACGAAGACCTTGCTATGATGATTTATGAAGAGCGTGTTTCTATTCCAAGAATCCCTATCCTATTAGAAGAGATGTCAGAACTTAAGATTATGAAAGGTAATCGTGTAGATCACCCCCGCAAGAAATCTAAGGACTTGGCTGACGCTGTAACTGGAGCGGTATTTGGAGCAATATCACACACACCAAAGAATAATAATACTGAGATAGATGTCCATACTTGGTCTTCTTCTGCACGACTTGCAGAGAAAGACAAGGGTATGGTAGAATTAGATAATCGGAAAATGCCTGACGATGTTAGGGATTTTTTAGATGGTTTTAATTTAATTTAACTTTCTGGTCATAGGATCAGATAAAACTAACAAGGAGAAGGAATGAATTCATTTAAGAAAATCGCTCTTGCCGTGGTTGCAGCCATGACATTGGGCACAATTGTAGCAACACCTGCAAGTGCTGCCGTAATGACAGTGGCTGTATCGCTAAACGGAACTGCAAATACAACAAATTCCGCTATTGCTACACCTGCTGCATTGCCAGTACCATCAGACAACAAGATTGATGCAACAGATGCACTTAGATTTGTTGCAACTGTTGACACAGGAACAGCAGTTACTGTATCAGCAACCAACGCAACAATCGTGTCTGCTCTACACTCAGATGCAGCACCAATTGGAGCATCGTCAGGATCATCATCTTTGACAATCGCAACAGGTACTGGAACAACTGCAACATTTTTTGTCTACACAAAGACAACAGCAATTGGTACAGTTACAGTTACTAACCAGGGAACTACTTTTACATACTATGTACAGGGTACTGCTGGACTAATTAACAACCTATCAGTTTCTGCTCCAACAGCAGGTGCTGCTGGCACAAAGCATGATATTCTAGTTACAGCAACAGATGTATTTGGAAACAAGGTTTCTGGTAAGTCACTTACTGCAACAGTATTTGCTGCAACAGCAGTCATGGATACAGCAACAGCAACAACTGGTGCTACACTTTCAGACTTTGGAGTAGCAACATTTAAGGCAACACTTCCAGCAACTGGAAATCGTTCACTTATTATGTTTGCTCCAACTACTGCTGGCGATGCATCAACTGCTGATGTGGTTGGTCTAACTGCTCGCACACTTGCACCATTTGCAGAAATTGCTGTTCGTGATCTAGTATCAGAACTTGCTGCTGAAAAGGCTGCAAAGGATGCAGCAGTTGCTGCACTTGCTGCTGAGAAGGCTGCACATGATGCAACTAAGGCTGCAGATGTTAAGGCTCTTGCAGATGCAAAGGTTGCTTCAGATAAAGCACTTGCTGATGCAAAGGTTGCTGCAGATGCAGCACTTGCTGCAGCAGTTAAGGTAGAAACAGATAAGGCTGCTGCTGCTAAGTTAGCATCAGATGCTGCTCTTGCTGCTAAGGATGCTCAGATTGCTAAGTTAACAGCAGATAACGCTGCTGCTCTTGCATCACTAAAGAAGGCATTTAACACACTTGCAAACAAGTGGAACAAGAAGAATCCAAAGGCTAAGGTTACTCTAGTTAAGTAACAAAACCTTAAAAGTTTGGGAGTCAGGAAACTGGCTCCCTTTCTTTTTGCCTGCATGTCTAATTGAATAATTTGATATAATAGGCAAGAGGAGAGTCCACCACTTTGAAAAAACTCTTGCGTATATTTA